CGGACCGACAGTTGCAGGCTGGCTGCCATCAGTTGCTCCCTCCACCACTGGGCTTCGACGCGCCCGCCGGCGCCGGCTCAGGCTTCTTGCTGACCTCGGCGGCCGTCTGGAGCTCGCTGAGGAGGACCACGCCCAGCGGCGTGTTCGCCATCGGCTGGTTGTACGGGTTCTCGGGATCCGCCGGGTCACCGAGCGGCAGGCGCCCTTCGTCTGCCCGGGCCTCGTTGATGACCTTCCACGGCACGCCGGCGAGCGCCAGCTTGTTCATCTGGGCCTTGTCGAGCGACTCCTTGATGTTGAGCCGCGTGAAGGCGAAGGCGAGGTTGTTGGCCCGGCCGCCGAAGGACTTGTCCCAGACGATCTCGCGCGTGATGTAGTCCTGCCCGAGCGACAGGAACGGGCGGATGCCGGCGCTCTCGGTCTTGTCCTGCTGGACCTCTCCCGTCGCCCGGTTGATGTCGAAGGTCACGCCCAGATCCTGCGGGCTGAGACCGGCCACGGCGCAGATCTTGCGGACGAGGTAGATGTTCCACTCGAGGAACTGCATGTCCCGGTTCGTGGCCCGGAACGGGATGAACTTGGCGCCCTTGGTGCCGCCGATGAACGCCATCGCACCGCGGCCGGCGACCTCGGCCGCCCAGTAGCTCTTGAAGCCCTCGACCTGCTCCGGGCGCGTCCCCTCGCCGAGGTCGAGCATCCCGTCAGGAGCCGCGTTCGTGACCTGCCGCGTGTTGTACGCGCTGGCGTTGAGCTCGGCGTCGACCGTGTACTTCAGGGTCTCGAGCATCGAGAGCCCGACCGGCGAATAGGTCCGGGGGTTCGACATGATGTAGACCATGTCGGCGTTCAGGAAGCCGGCGAAGTCGACCGGGGATCGCTGGAACCAGTAGCGGATGGTCTTGGGGTCGCCGTCCCAGAACCGGTTGACGAAGATGCGGCCGCCGTCGGCGCCGTGCAGCGCGACGAGGTCTCCGCCGACCGTGCGCTCCTTCTCGATCGTCCCTGCGTCGAGGGTCAGCACGTCCTCGATGATCGGCTCGATCCAGCTCCGGAACGAGTCGCCAGACTCGTCGCCGCCACCCGGGTTCGTGGGATCCGACAGGAGCGCCTTGATCGCCTTGGCCCGGCCCTTGTCGTAGCGGCGGGTCTTGTCGAACGGGACGATGTCCCACTCGGACTGGCTGACCTGCGTCTTCATGAACCGGATCGCGGCCCGGACCCACTCGCCGTGCTCGGCCCAGTTGCGGAACAGGTTCGCGTCGGGCTTGCCTACGCGCTGCCGGCCGTTGTACGAGAGCGCAGCAGAGCTGACCGAGCTCGAAACAGGGCCCGTCCGGTAGCTCCTCCGGAAGGTGTCCGCAACGGCCTGTACGAGAGCCCCCACCTACCGCCTCTGCCGGAAGTGCGCCGCGAGGACCTTGTCCTGCTGAGCGTTCAGGTAGTCCGACTGGATCTTCGCATTCGCCTGATCGAGCGCCTCTGCGTAGGTCAGGCGGTGTGTTTCGATCGTCCGAAGAATGGTGACGAGGTAGTCCGGGACGACCCTGATGCCGTCCCGAAATTCGAGCTCAGTCGGCTTGGGAGGGTCGAACGCCATCGCGGGGAGTATGCACGAACAAGGCTAGGCCCCGGCAACCGAAGTCACCGGGGCCATCGCGAGGCTCGGGCGCACCGCCCGGCACGATCTTTCGACCATTCCAGCGGGTATTGCCGTCTGCCTGCCCTAGATCGTAGCAACGATGCTGTTGGGCGGCAGGCTCGGATCGCAGATCAGGCGGATCACCCGGGCGTCGTTCGCCGAGCAGCAGCCGATGACCATGTGCATGATCTCGGGCGACACCCGGGCCTCCCTGAGCCCCTGCGCGCGCATCTCCATGATCCGAACCCGGGCCCGGTCGTAGAACGCGTGGTCGTGCTCCCACAGGAGATGCCGCTCGCCAGTCGTGACGCACCGGCTGAAGTGCGGCTCGTGCGTGCGTGGGTGCTCCCACGGGACGAGACTCACGCCGCCCTGCTGACCGAGCCGAACACGAATGTGTCGTTGACCATGTCGAAGGACAGGCCCTCGGCGTCGACGAGGTCGTCGTGGCCCTTGGGGAAGCTGAGGAGCTCCACCTCGAACGCGGTGCCGCGGAGGTCCTTGTGGTGGTGGACCTTGTGCGCCTCGTACTTGGCCGCGACCGCCCGGGCCCGGGTGACCTTGTCGACGTCCTGCTTCTTGCCCTCGACCGGGATCTGGGGGTAGTCCTCCATGACCGTCTGGATCAGGGTCGACTGGAACTGCTGGCTCTCGATGAGCACCAAGCTGATGGTCGGGTAGGCCGACCAGCCGTCGAACACGAATTCGGCGTGGTGGCTCTCGCGCTTGTCGCGGTAGGCCGACATCACGAAGAATTCACCCCGCTGGGTGCATGGCGAGCCGGCCGAGCAGGCGTCCCGGAACGTCGTCACGCGGGCCGTGAAGTCGGCCGCCTGCTTCTCGCTGGAAGCGAGGTCCACGCCCATCTTGCCCGAGTAGAGGTGGCCCTCCGGCAGCAGGTCGAAGTGGTCGAACGGGCCCTTGAAGATGTTGCCCTCGAGCAGGCCCGAGATGTCGTTCTGGTAGGCGCACGAGAAGAGCGGCGAGCCCATCGACGTCTTCTCTTCGAGGAGGCGCTCGACCGGCCAGACCTCCTCCCAGTAGCTGTGGAGCTCACCGTCGATCTCGACGAGGGCCGACACGAGGAGGCACCGCCAGCCCTGCCCGCCGTCCCGGATCAGCGTGATGAAGTGCTCGTACAGGTCGTCCTCGGACCAGCGGGTGCCAATCGAGATCACGACGCCGTCGGGCGCGAGCGTCGGCTTCAGGGTCTTGAGGAACCACGTCTTGACGTTGGCCCGGATGTCCGGGTTGGCCGTGTTCTCCTCGTCGAGGATGTCGTCCATGAGGATGATGTCGAACCGCTTCGAGATGATCGCGCCGCCGACACCGACCGCGAACAGGCTGACGTCCTTGCTCGTCGACCACGAGCTGCCCCTCCGGAGCCACTCCTTGTTCGTCCACTTGCTGGGGTTGACCTGATCCCCGAAGACGGCGCGGTGCTCCTCGTTCTGCTCGATCGTGTTCTTGATCGCGCGACTGAAGTCGAGGGCCTGAAGGTCGGTGTTCGACACGAGGCCGATCCGGACGTCCCACATCCCGATCAGCCAGCACAGGAGCGTGGTGTTGGCCCACGTGGTCTTGGCGGCACCGCGGGGCTCGAGGATCTGGGTGTGCCGGCGGCCGAGGATCCCTTCGAGGACGAACCGGATCATGGTCCGGTGGTGGGGCGCCGGCTCGTAGTTGGTGGTCAGCTCGCCATACGCGAGCACCGCCTCGGTGTACCGGTCGAGGAGCGTCTGCCCCGTCCGGTCGTCGACGAAGAGCTGGGCGACCTCCTCGTCAGTTGGTCGGGCGAGGAGCCTCAATGCGGGGGATCGGAGATCCGCCAACACGCTTGGGCCCAGTAGCTCCCCGAGCTGCGTCGGCGATCGCCCGGAGAACGTCGGAGGGGAGTCCGTCGAGAGTGACGCTTCCAGAATGACGCTCCTCGGTGATCGTCGACGGCTGACCCACCAGCACGTTGAGGCGGTCGATGATCGCAGCAGCGGCCTGCGGTGTCACGCGCATCACCGGGACGCGCACGCGGATCTCCTTGCCGTCGTCGTCGATCTGGCGCACGACATGGGTCGCGTGCATGTCCTCGACGAGCTTCGTCAGGACCGCGTCGACCGCGTCAAAGGCGTGGTCAATGACCTCCATCGCCCGGACCCGGCGCTGCGCCTGCTTGTCGGCGGCCTTGTCGTCGGTCTTCTCGAGCGTCAGCTTCCGGAACGCCGCCCGGGCCTCTGCCCAGTGGTCGTCACGGGCTCTGGTCGCCACAGGGCTGTGGTTGGCGATGCCGTTGATCCGGCACAGCTCCCGGATGCCCATATCGCCCCGAACGAACTGGTCCCGGAGCGCGACGTAGTCGTGGGTACGGTTCACCGTTAGGTCCCCACCTTCCAGAACGTGTCTGCGGTGGACTGTACCTCCAGCAGCTCCTCGGCCGCCTTGCCCACCCTGATCAGGTCACCGCTCTTGAACGTGGCCCGGTAGATCTGCCACTTCAGGGTGATCTCCTGACGCAAGTCGGTCGGGAGCGCAAACCAGTGGATCCGGCAGGCGAACATCTCGCGCGGGATCTGGTTGGCGCAGCCGTGATGCGGGCACTCGTGCATCCGCGGCACCGCCGGCGTCTTCGGTCGAGGGCTCACGGAACCTCCAGCCAGATGCCCTCGGTGAACCGACCGCGCAGGGCGGCCTTGGTAGCCCGGGTCCGGTCGACCGTCGAGGATGCGATGCCGCGGTGCTCGGCCATCGCGTAGACAACCTCGAGAATGTCAGCGAGCTCGTCGGTGATGGCATCGGCGCCAGAGGCCGCATCGTACTCGGCGATCTCCTCGTTGAGCTTGGCTCGGAGCGCCACGCCCATCGCGGTGCCACTGAGCGTCCCCCAGACGTGCGGCACGCCGAGCCCATCGAGGATGGCCGGGATCTTGTCCCGGACGAGCTTGCCGCTCACCTGACCGCGGCCCGGAGCTCACGGCGCGCCGTGATGGCGACCCGGCCAAGCTGGCCGCCCTCGGTGACCGTCACCTCCACGATGCTGGGCACCGACGACATCAGGCGCTCGAGGATCCAGCGGGCGATCCCGTCGAGGTCCGTCGAGCCGCCGCGCATCATGTCCTCGAGGTTGCGCTCGTGGAGCTCGCCGACGATCGACTCCAGCTTGTCGGGCAGCGCCCAGTCGACGCTGTTGAGCTGGCTGACCGACGTCGCCTCGACGAAGTACGTGTGGCCGTGGGGATGGCGCTCCTCGCCGTTGGACCGCTTCGTGCCGGCCGAGAAGTCAGCCTTCGCCGTCAGCCGCGTCTCCATCGTCCTCCTCGAGATGGTCGATGTCGACCCAGCGCCGAGCGGTCATGTCGTAGCGCCAGCC